GAAAAATAAATCAAAATTTTTTTCATTTCACTATTGACATTTATTAGCTGGACTTCAAATAAGCACTTGTCATACTTACTTCTCCATTCGGTCTTTGTATCCATCCAACTACTACATTTGCAGGATTATTCTTTAATCCCATCAATACCATTTTTTGTTCGTATCTTTGGCCATGCCCGTCAGATTCTTTTTTAACCGCTGGATACTTTACAGCTCCTTTTTGAATCGCATCCCTGAATTCATGCCAATTTTCTATACTATAACCTAAACGGCTTGAAATTGCTCTTCCTTTAGCCAGTCCGTTGGAGTGTTCGCCGTCAAATAAGTACTTTGTAAACTTCCCTTCCGGAAGGATTACATTTTCAGCATTTGGTAGCTTTTTATCAGGATTCTTCAACAGCTCTGTCCTTCGTTCATAATCTAGCTTGATAAAACTGAATTTCTCAGGTTCATTATACTTCATCTGCCGGAACTTCTCAAGACTTCCAATATCAGCTCCAATGATATTTTTGTACCGATAATACTGTTTTGAATCTCTGTCAGCATTTCGAATCATATCTGCCGTATATTTCCTGTTCTGGCCTTTTGTGTTCGTAGCTATTCTTCCTCGCATATCGTAATAGATACGTTCTCTTTCTTGTACAAGCCCCATCTTCTTACAGAACCTTGCATATTCATTCAACTGCCCTTGATATTTTGCCCTGGCAATCATCACATCGTCTGGATCAGCGCCTCCCTGTTTCAGCAACACAACTTTTTCTCTCTGTGCACGCATAGCAGTTTCCATTTTCCTCTGCTGCTGTTTAGCTTCGTATAAGGTGTACTCCTTGCCATTAAAGGTCTTTGGTGTACTTTCCTTGCGGTTCTGTTCTTCTAGCCACTCATCTGTCCAGTTACGCTCTGAAATGCCTTTTACGAAGGGGTAATATTCATGGTAGCAGTTCCAACCAAGTAGCCCCGGACCAGTACCAAGTCCACACACAGTAACCAGCTCTTTTCTACTCCAAACCTTGCCTTGCCAAACCGCATGAGAAGGACGTGCCCCGGAATGCCATGCAACCTCGAAATGCTCTGTTCCGAGCTTCTCAGCATTCATATCGGAGATTTTCCCGGTAAGCTGTGAAACACCCGTCATAACTGCCCTTCTGGCAGCCACATCCACACGGTTGTGCCATCCAGATGCGTAATCAATCGTGCGGAGTCCACTATTGGTAAGCTGAGTGACTACTTTTCGAATCATGGTATTATAATCAAAGGTACCGTAAACCACTCCTGCAATAGCCTGGTCAAGATAATTCTGGTAAATATCTGCAAGTGGTGTCATAACAAGTTTGCCATTTCCATAATCCACATAAAATCCCATGGACTGGGTGATGTTCCGAAGTTCCTCGTTACTCTGCTGAATAAACCCTTCGGTAAGCTGCTGTAATTCCTTATTTTCTTCGTAGGGAATATATTTCGCATTTACCTGCTCATAAATATCCTTATTTCGGACATATTCCCAATTAATTACCTTATCGTACAACTCAAATACTTCCGGGTAAGACAGTTTTAAGGTTTCCTTTATCATTTTTTCGATATCTTCCGAAGAATATCCGATAATCCGAAGCCGATTAATCTGCCAATCTGCTGTGCTGGTAATCTTACCGGCTTTTTTTATTCTTCTGACAATATCCTCTAGAATCATCTGCTCTAAATTCAAAAAATGCTTTTCAATTTTCCCAGATAATTGCTTTTTGTAGTCCTCTCTCAATCAGATCACCTACTCCATAACCTGGTTTTGCTCTGGCAGCATCTTCTTTGCTGTTGCTTCATCCTCGTTGTACCATTTCATGCGATATTCCAGGTGCGACATAACTCCCATGCTCACATCCTGTCTGTCCTGCTGCCGTTCTGTTTCCTCATCGGTCAGAATAGAATCATTGAACTTGCAAGAGAATTCATAACCGGAATTTAACATACTGTTGTAGAATGCAAGCCCGGCAACAAAATCCTCCAGGCAATCATACAGGTTGTTCTGGATTGCTGTTACTCTGTTGTACTTCCGGTTCTTAGATGCTTTAATCTCTGTCGCTGTCTTTGCGACTTCCTGGGCATTTGACAAATCACCATAGGCAAGCCCTACAGAAAACTCAATTTCTCGCTTGTACTCTTCTAGGCCACGCTTAAAGGCTTCATCTCGCATCTCGGGAGAATATTCCTTTAAAAGTTCTTGGTCTTTTCCGGCTTCCAGATTTAATCCTCGATAAAGACGGCTGCTAAGCTTCGCCATTCCAAACCTTCCAGTGGATTTGTCCTTTTTTAACGCCCTATTATCCACATGGATGGCACGTTCCCCTGATTCATACTCCCAGTCAAGTCTTGCCCCTTGAATATCAGCTTTTCTAATCAAGCCTACCGCAGAATCATATACAGAAACGCCACAGGCAGAACCATCCACCTTGTTTTTAATTGGATTCCGATAATACCCGAAGTCCATCCGATTCATCCCGGGATAAGTAATCGGACCCGGTTCGATATTTTCCCATTCTTCCACTGCTTCTAAGTTACAAGGAAGACCGATATCATTTGCCGTCTGGGAATGGAAGCACTTATTTTCTATGGTCAGATTTCCATTCGTAAAATAATGCCGTTCAAATCTTGTGAAATAATCTGCATCTCCAACTTTTTTCACAGTCAAGAATGCGATATCATTCGGCTTTCCATCATCCCCGAAGCTAATAGGGATAATCTTATCCGCAGAAACAAATTCAGCAGCAGTTCCGCCAAGGGGTTTTAATACAAAAGAGCCAAGTGCAAGTCCCTCCTGGAGATTTTCATTCAGGCTTGCAATATTCTTCTTATATATCTTATCTAAACGTTCATTGCTTACACTCGTTTCCATTTCCACTAAAGTACAGTCTGCAAACTCCCGGCAAATGCCTTCCTCTATCTCCAAAGAAATAATGCTGCCTATTATCCAATCAGCCTGGCCATTCAACATCTGTTTCCACTCATTGATTGCATATATCATCTTATCGGATAGTGCGATATCTTTGCCGACAATCTGTTTTAATGTCGTGTATCCAAACATTTGCATTAATCCTTTCCAAAATCTTTTAAATCCATCAAACATCTTCCACCTCTTCAATCAGGTATTTCATATCACGTTCAATCGTGTACTCAAATGCATCCAGGCTATCAATATCTGTACTGCCATCATCCAGACGCTCATCCTTCCCAATAACCTCTTTGTTCCAGACCGCATCAGAAAATGCAGTCTGTAGTGACTCACAATCTTTTGTAATAAAAAACCGCCCTGCTCCCATGAGCTTGACGGTACATCTGATTCTGTCATTAATTGTTATTTTCTTTGCCGGACGAACAGAAATCCACGGAAATTCCTTTTCTACTGCATTTCTGATAGAATTACCCAGAACGGTTTCTGCATTGTCCCAGAATACGGATTCTACATTGCAATACTGCACATAGTCTCCACTTCTTATACATACTGAATATTCGTCTATCACTTCCTGGATAAATTCGCAAAACAGCTCATTTAACCGATTGCTGTCTATATCCTCTTCCTCATCCTTTGCCTTGATTCTTCTGGATTTTAAAGCTATTACATCTCTGTAATTATCCGTATATCCTCGGGCAACGAAAGAGTGGCCGGACTGATTTCCACCAAAGTCCAACCCGATTTCAATGGATGTAATATCCTCTTTTCGGAATTGCTTATATTCTTGATCAGGTGAAATCTCATCTGCAACTTCACATCGAAATGCTTCTGGCTTATCTGCAAACCTCTTATAGATTGCCCCATCTGCACGTTTCCACAATCCAAGGATAAGGCGGTCATAGTAGATTGTTCCATCGTATTCCTTGCAGAGCTGCTGCACAAATTCTTCTGGAAGAAACGGATTATCGAAGATGGTATATCTCTGCAGGTAAATATCCAATTCTTCATTATCCAGAAACTCTTTTAACCAATGCGTAGGATTCTCTGGGTTGCAAGAGCCATCAAAGCAAGAATATGGCTTGTCCAGACGTGATTTTAACATCTGGAATACCTCTTTATTCCATTTTGCAATTTCATCACCGTAACAATATTTGATGGAAGCTCCCTGGATTTTCGCAACCTGACTAATTTTTTCTGCTCCCAGACAATAGACATCTTCACCGCACACTCTTGCGATATTCCTGTTGTTAATCGTTCCGATTAGCTTGTCCGTATAAATCTCACGCATAGGCTGCAAAACATTTCGCTCAATGGATTCCTTAGAGACACCTAAGATAACATTTAATCCAGGCTTTCCAGCTCTCTCCCTAATTCTAAACGGAATGACAAATGCAGTATCTACATAAGATTTTCCAGAGCGAACCGCTCCTGATTTAATATTCCAACGATGTGTAGCATTTACAATATATTCATTCTGTTTCTTGCTTAATTGCATTGCTTCTCAATTCCCCTAAAATCGCATCTAACTTATTGATTGCATCTTGCTTTCCGCCTGTTTTTTCTGCAAGCTCTTTATACTGTTTAACCAAAGCTCTAAACTCTCCTTGGGCTCTGGCCTGGGCTTTTAGGAATTCATTCTGTTTATCCCACGCCTGCTGTACCATGTAGGTATCGCCATTATCAAAGCTCCCCGTCTTTTCCTCGGTTTTATCTTCCTGGTCTTTTACATAGGCAATCTTCTGTGCCCGGATAATGGCAGCATACGCAAGCTGTATCTGATGCCAAAGAAGGTCTAGCGGATCTGCTTCTTCTATGGCAGAAAAAATCTCCCTGGTTTCATCCGGGAGATACTTTGAAAAGAATCCATATTTTTCTGCGTTCTTGTTTCCTTCAGGTGCTCCATGTCCTGCCGCATTCTGGTTTCCTAACTTAGCTTTTTGTATGCACACCTTTCCTGTTTTTGTGTGCACACTTTTTTTACCATCCTTTGACCATTTGTATCTGGTCTTCCAGGATTTTACTGTATTTATCGTCACGCCGTATTTCTCGGCTATTTCTTTGTATTTCATGCCATTTAGGTAATCCTGATAGGCAAGTTCTGCATTTGTTGCTTTTACTTCTCCATCCAAACATCACCACCTCTCTTCGTTTGTTTTGTAAATGGACTCTCTGGGATTCGAACCCAGGGCTGCCTGGTTATGAGCCGGGTACTCTAACCTGCTGAGTTAAGGGTCCTTATGGGTAATAGAAAAGACACCCGGGAAGGGTGCCCCAAAAATTCATTTATCCTATATATTTATAAGCGGGATTGAGGGGAATGACCCCTCGGCGTCCATACTATATTAAACGATATTTTATTCTTGTTCCTCACGTCCGGCACAAATCCCACAACCGCCTGTCCCTGCCAACATGTCTTTTAATATATTTATTATTGTCGTAAGCATCCCTCCGGTAATGATAAATCTAAAACTTGCGTTTCCACCTAATCTATTTTTAGGTTTCGTAGCCCACATGACGGAACAACATCCTAAAATCATTTTTAATACAGCAATAGCTGGCTTTTACCATTTGATGCCTTCAGTATAGCAATTATCATTTCTCTTGTCAATTTTTTTATTCATTCTATTTTTGTAAATCTCTTTCTATCACTCTGAATATTCTTTTTAAAATCATAAAGAGATTTATAAGCATAACAAAAGTTAAATAATAAATGATAAAGCTTTCAACTTTGTTAAATGTCTTTGCAAATAATTCTACAAAACACAGAATCAATATTGTAATGCTTACCAATATTTCAAACATAATTGAATAATATGTTTCTTTTAATATTTTTGTTGATATAGCTGCTTCTGATGCGTTATATCGTGTATTACTTTTAACTTTCTCTCTCATATCCAATATCAATGTCAAAAGAGTAAAGAACATAGATGTTAAAATAGATATAATTATCGTAATAATATTTATTGCTGAATCATCTATTATTCTAATTTGTATCACAGCCACCGCTAGTAATAATGGAATTCCAAAATATGAAATAATTGCTACTTTAGAAATTCTACCATCCGCTTTTTTTAAACATAAAATATGCATTTTTATCAAATCAAAACAATTGATATACGTCAGTTTAAAAACATATCTTCCAATTAGGAGCAATATTAAAGCAAGCGCCAAAACATTCGCTGGACTTAATAATATCTTTAGTAGCTTTAATATATTTTCTATATTCATGGAATCACCCTTCCTCTACCAATAGCCCCTTTGCCATTAAATAAAATTCTCCTGTTTCTTTCATAGAAGCACATAAACTAGTAAATACAGGATGTCCACCTATGATATCTACAACATCTGTAATATCTTCAGTCACAATAAGTTTATCCACGTTTCTTAAACTTATTGTTTTACTTGTACGACCTGTCGCAAACTCCAGCTTTAAATCGTCATATTCAAAACCATCTATTTGCACCACCTGGTCATAACGCCTTGAACCATTTCTCCATTCGGTTAATTCTCTTCTTTTATTTTCCAAGAATCCAATTGGTTTTTTTATAATTATTTCCCTAGATGCCTCTGTAATACCTCTATTAATGCCATATTTTTCAGAGTCATCATCTGGTATAGTGTAACTAATTAGTCTGATTTTCTTTAATACTCCATGATTAAAAAATCTATCTAAGTATGCTCTAGGTACTATGGTTCCCATTTCAAACTTAAATTCGTTATCTACTTCTTTAATACACTGCATCAGCTGTTTGTGCAGCACCGTCTTCATCCCCAAATTACTAACTGACTGTAATATAATAATTGCACTATTTATTTCTCCAGCTGGAATTAATATAGAGAATCCAAAGGGCATAACATCAGCTTCATTAGCAGTTCTGTTATGTGATACATTCCCTGTTTCATAATCAACCAATTCTGATTCAATTCCATACTCTCCCGTTTTTACCCTTCCGTATAAAATTGTATATTTTTCCTGGTTTTGTTCATTCATTATACACTCGACGTTCACTTCATCGAAGGTAAATACTGTTTCTGCAAAATTATCAGTAGAATATGTTCTTACATAACGCTGCATATAACTATAAAGTATGTCTATCAAAGATCTTCCCTTTATATTATGTAATTCATATCTCTGATTTTCTCTATCTTGAATGCTAAACCCGTAAACTGTTAACCCAATACTTTTCATAAAAACATCCTCCAATACATTTATCTATTTCCATTTTATACCAATATCCTACATATTTCAACAAACATCTGTATTGAAGATAAACAAATTATAGAACAAATGTTCTGTTTTCGCAAGATGGAATTCTGCACAAAAAATACCCCACCGAAGTAGGGCATTTTTAAGATAAAGTATTTGAGGTGACGGTCTCTATGCTTTTTCCTGCAAAGGCGTTACCGTCTGAGCCTGATACAGCAACAGGGCTGTGACACCCTGCTGCCATGCCATACAAGGGAGGCCGATAGTCAAATGTGGCAAGTTACTACCTCTGTTGCAACTTTACCTGATATCATAATATCATGAAAGCAGGTCGATTTTGTCACCATTTTTCAAATTATCAAGATAATGGTAAAACAATCTTCTGCGAGCATAAAACTCATTTATTCCCATAGGTATTCTTCCCAGCTTCTCATCATATTCAATAAACCTGTATGACAAGCCATTTGTTACACTCTTGATTATGTACCGATATACTTCTGAGGATGCAGCTATTGCAGCCTGTTCTATCATTTCACAATCTTTCTGATACATAACGTTTCTGATTGCTTTTGTCTCTAAGGAGTTTTCTTTGTAGTTACTTTTCGGCATACCATCATAGTTCATAGCTCCAACGTCTCTGCTTATCTTTGACTTCTTCTCTTCGTATTGTAAGCAGAAGGCCCTTAACTCATCATACCGGTTCTTGGATATTCCATAATCTTCCCAGGTCATGTCTCTTAGTCTCTTTTCCAATGGAATCACTTCCTTTTCTTGTAAAAATCGTTCCACCGAAAGCTCTCTACGATTCCGCTTTTGTCTTTTAATGTAATAATATTCGGATATACGCCGATTACTTTCATTTTTCTGTATTCTTTTACTGTTTTATACGTCCTTGCGTCCTCTGAGGTTCTTTCTACCAGTACCTGGTAATATTCTCCTCTGTATACGCCGTGTCTCTTTTCCAGTTCTCTTGTTTTCTCTTCTTGTCGGATTCCCCACATGGCCTGTGTTAAAACAGGGTCTGGAATCCCGGAACCGTTCTTTATCATATTTTTCTCCTTTCTCACATGCCCAACATACTTGCCTTCCCTCTGGGATTATTTCTCCGCAACATATGCATCTGTCTTCCATTTAGTCACCTTCTTTAAATTTCAAGTCTCAGTTCCAGCACCAGTTCATTGTTATGCGCATATAACTCTGTCACATAATATTCTCCATAGCTATCAAAACCCGATATTCTTGCTATCATGCTTTCACCCGTTGGATAATTAAGCCTAATCGGTTGTGTTGTCGTTAAATAATGCGATATATCTTTTAATTGCAAATCCTTCATCTTATTTTCCTCCACTAAATTTCAGTTTAATTAAAATCAATTGTTACCCTCTTTTTTTCATCAGTGACATCAAAAGATTGATATACTTCTGAATATCTTTCGATTTCATACCCTTTTTCTTCTAATGCTTCTCTACAAATTTCCATTACCTCTTCAACTGTAATAACTTTCTTCATTTTCTACCTCCACTAAAGGTTAATTTAGTTAATGCCCAGCCAGAAACGTATGTAGCATATGTTCTCGCCAGTCTGCTTGCTTATTGCTCCATCTTTCGCATGTATCATCATCTTCTATCAGGATGCCTTTTAAATCGCACAGGCCTCCGTCATTTTCTGTACAGGTGGCACAGGTTCTTGTTTGTTCTGTCATAATCTTATTCTCCTTTGTATGGGTTTGGAAGTTCTATTGGCATCCATGCTGTCACAACATCATATACACGCCCTTTATCCGTTCCGAATTCTTTTTCACAGGTATTCTCTGAATGTTGCTCATCGTAGAAATTCCATATACCATTTTCGCTCAGGTATCCGTCATATACATGGTATTCTTCTGGATGGTATATTCTATCTTCTTCCGGAACCCAATTCGAATCGAAATCTCCAATCCATTCGGAAGAATGTACGGTGACTTTTACTAATTCTCCATCTTCCGGCAATCTCTCTTCTACTTGAATCCAACCATCGTTTTCAATATCGTTCATGTGGGAACGTATTATATTTGTTATCCAGTCCAATTCTTCGCTGCAATACATTTTCTGTATTTCATAATCATCTTGTTTATATGCTTTTTCTTCATGGTAAGACTTTCTGTTATCTATCTCTTCCAAAATCTTCTCTAGTATGTTCATATCAATACAATTCCTCTCTCTTGTATTTTTGATTTAAAATTATTTTTTTAACCAACGGGGCAACATACACTTCCAAATCGGAACATTAAACTCGTAGTTGAATAAACAACCACAATCTTCACATTCTCCTTCATATCCTATATCTTCCCAACCCATCGGGCAATGTTCACAATCCCTGTCATACCAGCAATTTATTGTGGTATAATGTTCCCATTTATCAGAATTTTCTATAGGCATCCCGTAATGCGTTGATGTTATCTTTACGTTTCCAATAGATTTGTCTATATCAACATGTTTATGCGTTTTAAATATTTGCATCACTCCACCTCCAACAAATCTGCATTATCATATACATTCCCTGCAATCACACATTCACATCCATAATAAGCCTCAAAATCAAAAAGAAATTCATCTCCGTTCAAAACGAATCTTGCAGTATCTTCTTCCCACTCACATTTAAAATAACCATCTTCGTCAGGAAGTTCTAAAATATCATTCTCCCAAATCCTCTTACCGTTCTTGTCGGTAAGTCCTGTGTACTGGCAGAGGGTGTCTGGAATAACTTCTATAAGGTCGAAATCCTCAATTATTCCATTCCGTTCATCAAATATATACCCAATATACTTTTGATTTTCGTTTCTTTCATTTGTAATAAGATTTCCTTCCACCCATTCTCCATTATCTTTTCTCTTTGCTTTAAAAAGGATTTCTCTATTCATTTTTTACCACCCTTTCTTTTAATCGTTCCTCATATCTTTTGTCAACAAACAATTCTTCTTTAGGTCTAGGATTTTTTAAGTCACGAGATGTTATGTTGATATAATCCCCATAGTATCCCGTCCATGAACCACAACCACGAACATTTACATTTCCGTAAATGTCAATGTGAATAATTTGATATGCTGGTTTATTACAGCACTGCCAATAAGGAATTTTGAAACAACTATCTTTTGTCGCATTCTCAAGATACTCAGGAAGTTTATGCCAAATATTGCACTCTTCCTGTATTTCTTTTAATGTGCATCCACTTTTTAACATTTTGTTTGCCTTGTCTGTCCTTACATGCTTATCTTCATGTTCCAAGCACATACTTTCTGATTCAAATTTTTTTCCACAACAATCACATTTGTAAACTGTTACTTTTTTCACTCTCTCACTCTCCTATTCCACGCTTCAATTGCTTCTTTTTCTGACAGTAATAACGAATCTCCAATGCATTTAACATAAAACATACGTTAGGATTATTTTTATCAAAGTAAAACATCCGACTTCCACAGCAAACATCTAAAATCGGTTTTTGCATTGTTTACCTCCTGTGCTTCAATTATTTTCTTTACTATATATCCACCTACAGAAAGATTAATTCAATCAATGTCCTTGACCTCTCTTTCTATCTCCTCATCCTTCAGCTTAAGTACATTTCCGCTCTGATAAAATACTGCCCCTGCCGGTGTTACCTGCATGCATTCAATATAGCCCTCTGCTTCGGCTTCTTTGTTGCCGTATCTGCTGTGCATAGTTGCTTTGTGCTTGCGAAGGTATGTTTTTCCGGGGATTAGGTCTTTCTTATCCATGCTCACACCTCCCTGTTGTCCTGCCACTTTTTCAGAATCAGTGCAGCTGGTTCTTCATATCCTGCGTCCAGAAGTGTTTTCACTGCCAGGTCTACGGAAATATATCTGTTCTTGCTGTCTGCTTCCCTTAGATTGCTTTCCATTTCCTCCCAGGCGGATTCAACACCACACTGTTCCTCTAATTCCTTCATCATGTCAGAGACCTTCACATAGCGGTTTGCATATGCATCCCAGCTATCACAAACCATCGTGTGCCTCAGCATCCGCTCAATATACTGTTTCAGGCGTTTTCCTCGCCATCCGTAGTCCTCGTATAATGTCCATAGAGCCAATGTTCTAATGGTATCTGATAATCTGTGCAGTAGAACCAAATACATGCTCTTAAGGTGCTCTTCCGGGACTACAACGGATATTCCACAAACACCCCGACACCTCAAATCTCTTTCCAGACCATCTACGCCTTTATCTTTCACTACCCGGAGCGCATAAGCTGCACCCTCATTTCTCCATTGTTCTTCTTTTCTGTTCAATCTCTGTTTCCTCCATCCATCTTGCAAACAATCTCTTCAATCAGATTCTTAAATCTCCCGTACATCCTGTAAAACTGTTTATCCCAGGAGAATGGCCCGCACTCCGGACACGTCACTTGGAATATGGACCTTGGTACCATCCAGACCAGACGGAAATTATCCTGCCCCCAGTCCACAAAGAGATTAATTCCACCTTCATCCATAGCCTGGAATTCTCTATCTCCCAGGATTGCCCAGATTCGGAATCCTCTTTCCCGTATAAGCTGCTCAGCTTCCTGTCTTGTCATGTTTTTGTCCTTTCCTCATACAGCAGACACGCTTTCCTGTCACATCCCTTAACTTCGCTATCACGCTTGCAGATGCCGGAACCCATGCCATGTTTCTGCTCAATGCGCTCATTGTATTGCCAGCAGGCGCACATGCTGCAATGTCTATCTGTTTTTCCTGTCATATATCAATTCCCACCATAGCCTTCAATATCCTGTCCGTCTGCTCCCGGATAAATCCAAGAGCCTGTGTAAGTTCTAAATCGTGCTCTTTGATATGGTTATGTACAATATCTTTCTTAACCAACTCTAAAACTTCTTTGATAGCTCCAACATATCCAAGCGTAATATAGATTTGATTTCCTGTTTTTAAACTCTGTTTTCCTGTGTCTCTCAAAACACTGTATCCGTAGTTATTTGTTTGTGCGTAGTAGTTATCTATAATGTGCAACATTTTATTTACTCCTTCCCTGTGCATAACCTGCACCTATCTTCTCGACTATCCTCTGCATGTTCTCCTGGTAGATATGCTCCCTTACAGATTCCTCCGGGAAGTCTATCTGGTAGCACCGCTCCTTAATCCGGTTTGTTATGCGCTCGTCATAATCCAGGCCTTGTATTGGCTCGTTACTGGTGAAGATTGTTATTTTCCGTTCCACATACCGGCTGTTCACGATCTGATAGAACTTATCCCGCACCCACTGGGTTGCCTTCTCAGTTCCAAAATCATCCACCACCAGAACTTCCGCCATCACTAACGCGTCTAAAAGCTGACTTTCTGTGTACTCACTGTCATTGTCATAAGTACGCCTGATTTCTGCCAGAATGTTCATGGATGTGGCAAATTTCACACCGGTATCGTGCTTTTGCATAATCTCATTTGCCAGGGATGCCGCCATTCTGGTTTTCCCGGAACCTTTTGTCCTGGAATACAGGTACAGCCCCATGCCTTTGCTTTTGGCTTCGTCAAAGGCTCCTATGTACTCTTTTATCATGGCACAGGCAACATTTATCGTCCGTCTGCTCTCAGGTGCCTTATAAACGCTTGTACGGAACGTAGCAAGGGTCATATCTTTGAACGCTTCTGGAATCTCTGCGAATCTTATTCTCCTTCGCATCCGGTTCTCTTCCCTGCACTTACAGGGGAAAGCTACCTCCACGCCGTCCACTACTTCGGTAATCCATTCAGTGCCCCTACAGATTGGGCAGATATCAGAATCCTCCGAACTCTTCTCCGAATCCCTGTTCAACAAGCCGTTTGACATATCCCGTTTCACTTGTTGCAGTTTCTCCTCCAGTGTCATTTTCTTCCACCTCTCCAAGATAATCCATAAACGGTGTACTTGGTCCCAAGAACGTAGCAGCCAGTTTGATATACTTCTGCTCTGTCTTTTGTCTCTGGCACTCATCTGCGTATCTTTTAACTGCTGTTTCCAGCTCGTCCTCTGAAAAACCGTCCGCAAGCCTTGCTTTATAGCACCTATAGGCTCCTGCCTTCTCTTTTTTTCTCGGGTACGCTTTCCAGAGTGCCTCGAAAGCACACGTATATGTTTTATCTTTTAAAACATTATCATTTACATTAACATTATCATTAACATATACAGGGTTATTTTGCTTTTCAGAAAAACCATTTGCTTTTTTTGCTTTCTCTTGCTTTTCTGTAGAACCATTTGCTTTTGGTCTGCCTCCTAATTTCCCTGCTTCTTTCCGTTTTTCTATGGTCTTTGCATACTTTTCTGTATCCTTATCTATCCTGGACTTAATAAATGCAAATGCCATCTTCGTAATGCCATCCATCTCCGGCAGTTCTGCATCTGCTGCATAAGAGAAAATAGCAGTAAGCAGAACCCCTCTTTGCTCTATGGACAGTAAATTCACCTGCTCCATGTATTCGGTGTACAGGACAAAGCTATCTCTCTTCAAGGGCTTCACCTGCCTTGTATTTCATTTCCAGTATGGTTTGTATTTCAACCTCCACTCTTGGAGTTTCTGCATACTTCTTCGCCATGCAAAGGCTTACTACCTGCGTGTCATCATGGTATGCAATATCATTTAAGGAATCTAAAATCACCTTTGCGATATTGTCGATATCTGGCTTTTTGCAAGGTTTTTCGTATCCGGCAAGCATGATCTCCCTCCTCTTTTTCGAGGTGCTTTTCGGTGGTTCAAAAAAAGCAGTAATGGAAACATGCAATGCCTCCTTGTTTTCATATTTTTTATCTGTCACTTCCAGATATCTTGTTTTTATCAGATTCTCATACAGGACTGTGTTGTCCGGCGTATAAGAAATGCTTCTTTTTAATTTTGGATTATATACTGTTCTTGCCCTGGCCTTCCCCTGTGGAGGACCAGGCACTGTAAAAGCTATCATGAAGCCTCCTCCCGCCCCAGGGATTCTGGGGCGTATGTATTTTGTGATATATTATTAGAGGACACAAATGTGTTCATTCTAACCGTATTCCGTACACATGGTACATTTCTTCAAAACTATGCATGCCTCTTTGATGGGCTATGGTATGGTGCTTTCTACACAGGCAGATTTTTCGATAGTCTGTATCATCTACTTGCTTTCTGTCTCTTCCCATTCCGATGGTATCTACATGATGGATTTCCCCGGGTAAACCGCAGACTGCACATTTTTTATGCTTTAAGCAGTAATACAGATATCTTCCAATATCATCCGTCCTGTTTACCCCTTTGTCTGACAACGGTATACCCTCTTTTAAGGCATATTCCAGTATGGTATTAAGAAACTCACGTGCAGCATCCATAGTGCAGTCAGAAAGGCTAAATGGAGGTTGTCCCGTCTGTTCTTCATGGAGAAATTTCAACCATTCTTTCTGTTCTTCCGGGACATATCCGGACCAGTCCGAAATATCCCGGATAGTAGCGTATATCTTCTTACGCTGCTCTGAGGAAATATGCCTGCCATCATCAATCCGAAACTCTCCGCTTCTGGCCTTCTTGTCTGTGATGTAATAGCTCACATCCTTATCAGGTATCACGATCTGTAAGTGTGTACCGGCACTGTCTACACGATATTTTTCCAATACCACATGCTCATACATTATTCCTCACCCATCTGCCGCATGAGAACGCCAAACTGCTCCACCGTCAACTCAGAAAGCCCTCTTACTTTAAAAAAGTTACACACATTTTCTATCGTTTGGCTATGTTTTGGAATGCAGGTTTCCAGTGCTTTTACCTGTGCGTTTGTAAGCAATTTTGGTCTTTCCTCCGGCAAATCTTCCCCGGAATAGATGTATAAGCCCAAACCAAACATAGCAATGTTTTTTACCAGGCACCGCATAATCGCTGTATTGATATCAAACATAGTGGCAGCTTCTACTGTTTTGTCTATGTAGTTGCCTGTCCATTTCCTGTTTTCGTATTCCTTTACCTGGTATGTGTAAGGCTCGTCTTTCATGGATTTGTTCGCTCCATCCATAACCGGCAGCCACATCTCATGTGTCACATCATCAATGGTTACAGAAGTCATAACCAAATATCCTAATTTTGCATCATACAGATAAGGCTTTTCGTCCCATGTTCTAATCTTATAGGTGGCAGACGGGTATTTTTTCATCACTTCCGCCCATGCCCAGCTCCAAGATAAGTAAGTAAGATTGTTCTTTTTCTCTGTATGATCATTCACATTAATGGAATTTAATTCTGTAAAAAATGACATTATTCGTCCTCCTTATGTACCCAGTTCCCGGAAAAATACCAGTCTACGATTATCTTTTTAATAAGTTCTTCGCTATCCAGCACCTCCCGGAACTCCTGTTTTTCTTTCTCAGTTCCTTTCATGCACCTATCAAATGCATAATCGAACGCTTCCTCGTCCGAAACTGTTTTTCCAATTTCTTTACAGATTCCAACATACATGCTATTTTCCTTTCATATCTTTTTAAAATATATCAATACTGCTTGCGGCACCGTCTGGCTCATCCGGTTGCTGCACTCCCAAGATGCGCCCTAACCAGCTACTACCAATATTTACTATTCCTTCTACAGTTGCCTGTTGTAAGATTCTCACCTTTTCTGAATCCCTGATGAGCTGCTCGTATTCCCTTGCAGGAATGGTAACTACATAATCATCTTTCATGCTTAACCTCCGTAAGTTCTGTTGGCTTCTGCCGGAATCTTATCTGCTGTGTCTGCAACCTATATATGAATTCAATATCTGCTTTTGCCGGCATGTAATCATATCTTATCTCACAGTCATCCTTTAGTTTGGTAATCTCATAATCGCCCACCATCACATTAATATAACCATGTTCTGTGCAGCGCACATCCACAGTAATTCCTCTCTCCTGTGCAATCCTGGACATCTGCAATGCAGCATTTCTCAGGTACACCATAATTTCTCCATCACTCATTTTCTCAAACATCTTGACATCCTCCCTATCTACACCTTACAATAAAGGTGTATTTTATGTTTTTGTCCGCTGTTGGTTCCTAGGCCTGGCGGACTTTTTTAATTCTCTTTTCCAGCTTCCTGGCGTTCTCAAACAGCTTGTACAGCATTACAAACACCAAACCGGCACCAAACACCTGGAACAGTAAAGGGTCATTCTCCGGCATTTCAAACACTGTATTGAATACCAGGGCGGTTCCAAGAAGCGCTTCTACTATAGATTCTCTTTGCATGATTGTTCACCGCCTTCCCCTTGGTTCAAATAATCAACAAGCTTCCCAAAGTTAATCAAAAACTTTTTTCCACTTTTTACAAATACAATCTTATTTTGCAAGCACAGTCTACGAATGCTACTATAGGTCATTCCTGTTTCTTGTGCTGCAACTGCTATTGTAACCATTCTTGGTATCATCTCTTGCATATTTCCATCTCCCTTCTTGTGTTTTTTTGGTCATCTTCACATTTCTTCTTCATCTTTACGGACTGCAAATCGCCTCATGGAAGGAGGTGGTTGGTATAAGGTTTTATAGGATGGTAAAGTCCAATACATTGGCTCGCAAATATCAGCGTATTGGATATAAGATCGTGGCATTTTCTTACTGGGAAAATATGCCTGATTCTATGACTATTCACCTTGAGAAAGTGATTTAGTCCTGTAACTATTAATATATGCTCCAATGCAGTCCGCCTTTGTTTTCATAGCACTTGATTTTTACTTTATTCAACATATTCTCGCCACTGCTTTCTACTCTAGGAAATACTCAATCGTTACACCGAAGTAATTAGCTAGAATGTTGAGCTTGTCCACACCAAGAGTTTTAATTCTTCCAGATTTCCATTCTGAGAAGATTGACTGCGCAATCCCTGTATCTTTTGATACTTGATATGCTGTTTTGTTACTTTTATCTAATAACACAGCAAATTTTTTATACATTATTTACCTCCTTTTCCGTGTTTTGTGCATTGTAAATACTTCGTAATTATGTTATACTTTATTTGTCAGACGTAGTATAACAATTTTATAAAGCATTTATATTTGCGAAATGTATCTATTTTTGATTCGTACTTCCGAAGTACATTTGTAGTATATCATTCGGTTGTATAATTGTCAATCATTTTTAGTACGTTTTTGCGAAGTACTGCATTTTTGTGAAAGGTGGACAATTCATGTATGACATATTTGAACAATTACTACAAAGCTACGGAATAACAGCGTATAAATTCTGTAAAGAAACGGGTATATCTCAGTCAACGATTTCAACTTGGAAAAAGAAAAGGAATATTATATCAGGAGAAATTGCTCAGACAATCGCAAGTTATTTTAATATTTCGGTTGATTATTTGATGACTGGAAAAGAAAAAGAAGCTGATAAGTATTATATAAACGAAGAAACAGCAGAAATGGCACAGACTTTATTTGAAAACAAACCTCTTCGTGTTTTATTTGACGCTGCGAAAGATGCTACACCAGAAGATTTAGAAACAACTTATAACATGCTTATGGCATTAAAGAAGAAGGAACGTGGTAACAATGTCGATTAGCTACCAAGTTATTTTAATGGACATGACCGTAAATGAGGTTGTGACAGAAAATGAAGATGGAAGTTATACAATTTTTATCAATTCTAGAATGAATTACGAAAAACAAATGAAAGCATATCTCCATGCTATGAAGCATATTACAGGAGATGACTTTCGAAAAGAAGATATTCAGCATATTGAATATCATGCGCATGGTTAATTCACTTTGGTGATTTAATAATATTTTTATGCACATATGAGGAGGTTTTCTTATGGAATTTAATGAAAAAATCAAACAATTTTCTGAACGCGTATCTATGTTAAAAGATACTATATCTACAGAAGAAGCAACAAAAATGTCTTTAATTGTACCCGTATTTCAAATTTTAGGATATGACGTATTCAATCCTTTAGAGTTTTGTCCTGAATACACCGCTGATGTAGGTATTAAAAAAGGTGAAAAGGTGGATTATGCTATATTGGAAGATGGACAACCGAATATTTTAATAGAATGCAAAAGTTGCTCCGAACAACTTGATAAACATTCCTCACAGCTTTTTAGATACTTCGGAACTACTCCTGCAAAATTTGGTATTTTAACAAACGGTATTATATATAGATTTTATACCGACTTGGAAGAATCTAATAAAATGGATTTAGTCCCTTTTTTGGAGATTGATATGCTTTCTTTGAAAGAATCGTCAATTAATGAATTTAAGAAATTCTGTAAAGAAAATTTTGATAGAGATAAAATTTTTAGTACTGCTGAGGAACTTAAATATAGCTCTCTTATAAAAGGCGTTCTTTCTTCTGAATTCGAAAAACCATCCGAAGAGTTTGTCCGCTTTATACTTGCTAATATTTATGACGGTCAAAAAAACCAACGTATTATTGAAAAATTTACTCCTGTTGTTAAAAAAGCGTTTTCTTCTTTTGTGAATGAAATTGTCAATAATAAAATTTCTTCTGCCCTTTCTAAGGATAGTGAAGATGAAGCACCTGTTATAGCTGAAACCGCTGTTATTGAAGAACCAACATCAAAAGTTATAACCACCGAAGAAGAGCTTGAAGCCTTTTATATAATTAGAGGACTATTAGCAGGTACTGTACCTGTGGAAGATGTGGTACATAGAGATACCGAAAGTTATTTTGGTATCTTATATAAAGATAATAATAGAAAACCTATTTGTCGATTAAATCTGGATAGAAAAAACAAACAATTGTTTATTCCTGATGAAAACAAAAAATTCACCAGATATATCATAGAGAATTTAAATGATATTTATAAATATAAAGACTTATTAATTGAATCTGTTAAAAGATATATTTAAATAAATATTAGGGGGATAATATATGGCACTGTTTTCCAATTTATTTCTCCGTTTTATATTTAAA